GGGCATGGAGATATTACTCTCCACAGCAGTTACCCACTGCTGCCATGAAATGTAGGTCCCTTTGACTACATTCCAAGAGCCACGAAGGAACGTATCCCAATTGGGAGTACTATTCCGTGCCAGCTTATATATAGGACGGTCAAGCCTGACCGCTATTTTCGACTGGCGCAGCTCACCTTGGAGAAGACTAACCATTAATCCGTTAGGATTGTACGGCAGCCCTCTCCAACCACCACCTCCGGGCGTAAGGACGCGCTCTCGTTCATGATCGAAGACGTAGTACTTTGACCGCGATCGATATGACCTGTAAAACCAGGTCAGGCGACCGCAATCATTGTGACGCTCCAATCGTGGAACAAGGTGACTGGGGACGCGAATACCAGAATCGTAGTTCTCATACGGAGGAACCCAGACGTTAAAATCGTCTGGGAGCTCCCCCATTAAAAGACCTACAGTCTCCCGAAGGGAGATACCGGTATAAGCAGACCAGTCATTTAGTAGGTTGATGGCAACCAGGAGATCCTGAATCGTATCCAGCCTCTTAATTGAGACTGGTCGACAAGGCCGACCATTCCAAAAGTCGGCCCCACAGGATTCCCGGAACGGACCTTCAATGAAGGTTTTGTCGCTGTTTGGAGTGAAACCGAAGAATCTGAGGTAACGACATACAATACCCGCAAAAGGAGCGGGTACTATGATATCGTCTCCGAAGACGCTCAGGGTCTCCATACTACTGCGATGCGAGTAAACTCGCATTACAGCACGACATATTGAAGCGAATATGATAGTCTGCAAAGGGAACGTAAAACCGTTCCCCATTGTACTTATCATATACAACTCGTGCGAATTCCCCTTGTAGCTCAATGAAGGGCTACGAATCTCCATAAGGGTATCGAATACCCAGTCTGGGAGGATAGCTCTGCATAATCCTATTGATATAGAATCAGAGGCTGAGCTTAGATCGATGGTGGCAAGATTGCCATCACGCGATCCCGCACGAGCAAGCGTATGACTGACATCTGGCTGAGAACTTAGGTCAATTCCGAAGAATGACCCTAGTCTCCGAACCAGGTGTTCGCAAAGCCCCAGCTGAAAAAACATATTCAGCGTGGGTTCTTTGCATATCATACGGCTTGACTTCACCGTTTTAGGTGCAAATGAAACTTTTGAGCCCTCAACCTGCTTAAATAACCCAAACTGTGATGAGCGTTGGCAGTCCGCCTGATCCCAGTACTGGATCTGCTTTATGCAGGCTCTGTACACATGGTACAGGTGTGATGATGTTGCCGTTAACGGACCGCAAAAGAGTTTCTCGTAAAGAGATCCCCCTTTTGCACCATTAACAGCGCCTGGTCCTTGGCGAGCCGTTTCGAAGAGCTCGCGATAAGACTCAAAGAGCATACTATCACCCTTTGGGGTGAAAAAACGGTAAAGGATGGTCTTAACTTCGTTAAAGACCATCTCATCGGCCGTTCCCCATGTCTCTGGTTTGTACCAGTCACAGGAAGTATACTCCCGACATCCCTCGTTGGATTTGAGGAATGTCGACCAGGCTACCGCATCAGCAAGCGACGTATCCTTAGGCTCCCACTTTTTTACAAGTGAAGCCTGAAGATAATCACAGGTGAAAGTACGATAGTCTGATTTATGCTCAGAGAGAGCATGCAGGACATCGATCTCGAGGACCGATGAAAGAAGATCAGGTCTAATGACCATGAGGTCCCTCCAAAAATATCCGCAAACTTACTACGCTCCTACAGCGACCGAAAGCGCCGTGACTAGAGCGATGCCCATTTTACCAAGGGCACCACTCTTTGCCACGACGATCGCGGTTGTAAGGATGGCAGTAAGGTGGCTAGAAAGCCACAACCTAATTGCTTCCATAAAATGCCTCACGGCGTTAATGTGGAGCAAGACTGTAAGAGTCTAGATAACGCCCAGACTAACCGGAGTCCTAGTGATAGGACCAAGCTTTGACTGGATAGTCTTAGCTAGGCCGAGAAGTGCCAGACGGCACTCCTCGCTCTGATTGGTTAAAGAGTTACCTTCCTCTAAGATCGCCTGAACCAGGTAGTACCCAGCCCAGTTGTCTAAGGCATTTAGCCTGTCGACAGAGCCGAGCTGCGCACGTCCAAGTTTAGCGAAATCATACAGTCTGCGCTGGGCAGAGTTCACACTCTCTAAAAGGGAACGGAACTCCGTCATGCTATCGATAACATCGTAGTCTTTCATAATAAACTCCAATGGAGATTTAGAGATCGACACAGCGATGTTATTTAGATAACACCAGTGCCAAGGGTGTCTCCGATCGACGCGGAAGCCTGATTAAGGGCTCCAACGGCGAGGGAGGCCATAGCGCGAATGTTAGCCAAATCTGCGGCATCAGCACCAGCAGGAACACCAATATCAACGTTGATATAGGCGATCCTAGGAGCCTGTCCAGCCAGAGGCGTAACACCTTTGCGCACGCGGATATTATACACATTGAAGGGAACCTGTTTCAGGACACCCGTCACTGGATCAACCACCCCAAGCGTCCGGAGAACCGGAGGCCGGGACAGAGTGATAGTGAAGGGGCGTGACGGCGAGCTGCTAACGTCCACGCCGGTTTGAGTACCGACGAGAGACGAGACAGCATACTGCTTACCCGTATTCATGGGGGCAGTATCCGACACGATGTTGTACCCAGGCGTGGTAAAACCAGTCTGGGCACCACCTGTAACAGGAGAGGTCAAGGTAAATGACATAATTAAGTCCTCGGTTAGTTGGAGACCAGGTCGTAAAGACGACCTAGGGTTTTGCTAACAATCGATGAGCGAGAAACCAACAGAGCACCCATATTCTCCCATGCCCTTGCCTTCGTCGGAATATGAAATTCAAACGACGGCAAGAAATCAAGAGAGTTGATAGGTGCACGACTGAAAGTCGTGATGGTATGCTCGTAATTGCCTCCTGAAGCCCATGTCTGATTATCGGTAAAATACCAATTATCAGGCAAGGTGGGGGGGTACGGTATGAAGGGACTAATCTCTCCACCAATGGTAGAGGTAGAACTTCTTACCGTCTTGCATCCCCATGCGAGATCTGATGTACAGAAACTCGCACCCTTGATTATATCGCCAATATTGACGAAGTAATCAAGAAGCCAACTGTACGGGAGAAGGTCCCAGAGGGTTGGAATCCAATCTTGTGGAAGTAATTGATACTTCTGAAGAGAAGACTCCACCTCCCCTGGTCGCCGTACACGTACGCCTCCGATCATCCTCTGCTCAAACATCCGATAGCTTTGGATGCTACGAGACAGAGTAAAGGCTCCATGAAGAGAGCCCAAGTAATCGGATTCATTGGATACGGATTCCTTACCGGAACTGTGTGCTGATATCCTGACAATGGGTTCAGAAAATCTGCCAATGGCAGATAACCCATCTTTAATGTCCTGAATCAGCGGGTTCCAGCCGAATCTATATTCAAGGTACAGATCAGCGATCCTCTTATCTACAACACGCTGACGCAGCGACTTCTTGCGAATTCGCCGCGCAGCTTTGTATGGATTCGTACCCGGCCCTAATCTTTTTGTTAGGGTATCGAGATACTTATTCATACCACTGCGGATTTGAGAACCTCTGTGGCCAATCATACTTAGGGTTTCCTTCCATTCTCCAAGATCCTGCCCAGACTCAAAAGCTGAGCGAGCATCTTGGAAGCGGGAGATAAACTTTCGTATGCAGGAGTTAGCTACCTGACTCTGAAGTTCGGCGCTTGCCGGATAATGGGCCTGAGCGATAACGAACGGGGGATACCCCGACTCGTTACCGTCGATCCCTGATCTTTCCGATACAACACCATAAAGACGATAGTTCTGAGACTCCTGATGACGGATTATGCCACTTTGGTACTTGTCAGCGCTAAACTCAAGCTTCGTTCCCGAAGCAAAAGTTGTCGCGTTTCCATGTGACCGAATAGCTTGCCGCCAGTAAGGATTCTTCTCACCATTGAAGGTTTCAACAACCGACGGAATGGAGGAAGAGTCTCCTCTCTGAATTTTGCCCGATTCGGTCGGTCCTGAATAGGACGAAACCACACCGGAGCGACTCCCAGAGAAAGAGACATTTTTAGTCTTTGAATATGCGTCCATAGAACCTCATGCGTTGTTTCAAGGAGGTACCACCTACCTCTAGCAGCGCAGGCTGATCACAGCCATTGGCACTAGAGTGCCAGAACCTACCCTTCGGTAGACGATGCTTTCGCATCATCACCCCCCC